CCCCGATCTTTCCCATACCAAGAAGGGGACGATGGTTCTCGAAAGTGCAAGTCGGAACCGCGCACGAAATGGCCACAACAACAAGAGCACTAAGAAATGAACAAGGGTAACGCTAAGCCTCCTGGGCTTTATGCCAACATGAATGCCCGTAAAAAGGCTGGAACCTCCCGTTCTAAAAAGAACTCTACCATTACTCCTAAGGCCTACGCCAATATGAAGGCAGGCTTTCCTAAAAAGAAGAAGAAGTAAACCACCGCAGTAGGCCACGATGCCTCTCAAAGATCCTTCTGAGTACTTATTTCTTTTAAGGGCCATGACCTCCTCTGATGCAAAGCGGATGTGGCGAGCTGCAATTAAAGATTACTGGAATAACCAGTGTGTTTATTGTGGCTCGTCTGACAATCTGACGTTGGATCATGTTCATCCAAAAGCACGCGGAGGCCACGATACTACCAATAATGTAGTATGTGCGTGTCTTTCTTGCAATCAAAGCAAAGGCTCGTCCCATTGGCTTAGCTGGTGGGTATGTCAGGAAACATTTTCTCTTGACAACTTTTCAAAAGTCCTGTCCTGGACTACTACCTAAGAACATTTATTCTTTAAAAAAATGGCTACTCTTCCTGCTGGTGGTTCCGCTTTCGGTTCCATTTCTAACGCCCCTGGTCGTCAAAGTGAGGACGAACTGAAGAACCGTACTCATACCACCAAAAACGTGTCCGGTGGTGTTACTACTACGACCACCGTCCCCGCTACCTTCGCCGCTTCTGCTACTACCGTGGCTCTGAATGCTACCGTTAGTGCTGCTAAAACTGCCATCCTTGCCGTGCGTAAGGCTGATCGTGTGCCCTCCTCCAACAACGCTAACAAGACTGGCCGTGTGCGTCGCGTGGATGTTGTTCAAGGCACGATTCTGACCCTCAACACGCTTGTTGGTGGCTCTTCCTATACCAACGGTAGCTATACCGGTGTTGCTTTGACTGGTGGTACGGGTACTGGTGCTACTGCTGACATTACCGTTTCTGGTGGTGCTGTGACCGCCGTGACGCTTGTTAGTGGCGGCTCTGGCTACGATGTGGGTGAAGTGCTGAGTGCTGCTGCTGCTAACATTGGTGGTACCGGTTCTGGATTCACCATTACTGTGGCTACTACCTCTGGCCCCATTAACGCCTGATTATTATGGCCCCTCGTAAAACAAACAAAACAGACCCTCGCAATAAAGCCACTCCTGTTAGCAAGCTGCGTGGGGCTGCAAAACAAGCACGCATCTCTAAAGTTACCAAAGCTGAAGCAGGTCCTCAATCCATTCGTGGGGGTATGGCCCCTGGGGCAGGGCGTTCTAAGCCCGTTGGTACCGGTGGTGGTGGGGTGACAAAACCGTCTGGGTCGCCTAAGATGGTAAACGCCAACAAGCCTACCATGCAAAAGCTGGTGCGTAAGGCAGCCCAGGCTCGTAAAGCAGCTTCGAATCGTCCCCTTGTTAAGCCAGTAGAAGCACAGCGGCTCATGTCGCAACGGGCTCCTGGTATTCGTCAAGGGGCTGCTCAGCTTCGTCAACAGGCTGCTGGTACCACCTCACCCGCATCTCAAGCTCGTGCTTCTGCCCAAGGTAAGGCCCTTCGTAAGGCTGCTGAAACCCGTCGTAATGCCCGTGCGGCGTCCCAGCGTATGGCTGGTAAGCTTGCCAAAGCAGGAGCTGCTCGTGCTCTTGGTACGGTTGCTCGCCGTATGCCTCTTGCTGCTGCTGCTGCTGAAGGTCTCACTGCTCGTAATACTGCTGATGGTACTCTGTCTGCCGCTATGAAGCGCGGCGACTATAAACCCAAGCAAGGCCCCAGCCCCAAGACGACTCAGGCTTCCTTTAACAAGAAGTCCTTTGACCAAGCGTTTAAGGCTGCCCGTACTTCTGGTGCTAAGCAATTCACCTGGCGTGGTAAGAAGTATACTACCAAGATGAAGGGCGAGTAATCATGCCCCTCAAAAAAGGATCTTCTAAAAAGACCATTTCCAAAAACATCAGTAAGATGGTAAGGGAGGGTTACCCACAAAAGCAAGCCATTGCGGCAAGCCTGTCTTCGGCGGGCAAGGCCCGTAAAAAAAAGAAATGATGTGCTAGGATGCACAGGCCCCCTCCTCCCTGCGCGTGGGTGAGGGGGTTGACTTGGTGTGGTCATAAGCCTGTCCTTTGCTTTTTTCTCATGTTTTCTGTTCTAACTACTCTGTCCGTTATCACCAGTTGGTATGGCCCCGGATTTCATAACGGTGTCACTGCAAATGGTGAACGATTCAATCAAAACGGCCTTACGGCGGCCCACAAAACCCTTCCATTTGGTACCAGGCTCCGTGCTTGTTACAAAAGATGCGTTGTTGTTCGGGTCAATGATCGCGGTCCCTATGCCCACGGCAGAGGATTAGATCTAAGTAAAGGTGCGGCTGATGTTATCGGTCTCACGAACTCTGGAGTTGGAAACGTTAAGATCACACGTCTTAACTAAATAAATACATAGGCGCTGTTATTGGCGTCTAGGAGGGGCTACAACGCCCCTTTTTTATCATTTAGGTACCCTATGCCCAAAACCACATTAAAGGCACCTCAGAGACCCTTAGAGGACCGACTGAGTAAATCCTTTCCGTTGTTCCTTTCTCTTGTATGGAAATCGCTAGACCTGCCTTCTCCAACAAGAGCACAACTTGCTATTGCTCAGTATCTTCAAAATGGACCAAAACGACTCCAAATTCAAGCATTTCGGGGACTTGGAAAAAGCTGGATCGCTGCTGCCTTCGTTTTGTGGACGCTATGGAACGACCGTGATAAGAAGATCCTTGTTATTTCTGCGTCTAAACAAAGAGCTGATGACTTTACCATATTTACTCAGAAATGTATTTTGGAGTTTGATTGGTTGGCTCATCTTCGCCCTATGGACGATGACCAACGGTGGTCCCGAGTTTCGTTTGATGTTGCCGGTTGTCGTCCGGCTCAAGCGCCATCAGTTAAAAGTGTCGGCATCACCGGTCAGATTACGGGAAGCCGAGCCGATCTTATCGTATTCGATGACGTTGAGGTTCCCGCTAACTCTGCTACCGACCTCATGCGTGAAAAGCTATTGCAGTTGGTTACTGAGGGCGAATCCGTCCTTACGCCGAAAACCGATTCTCGTATTGTGTTTCTCGGGACGCCACAAACTACTTTCACGATTTATCGTACGCTTCGAGAAAGAAACTACCGACCCTTTGTCTGGCCCGCTCGGTACCCCAAAGACCTTACCGGATACGAAGAAGTCCTAGCCCCGCAACTTATTAAGGACCTTGAACGGGATGGGTTGGATGCCCTGTCTTGGAATCCTACCGATAGTAGATTTTCTGAGATTAACCTCCTTGAACGTGAACAAAGTATGTCACGGAGCAACTTCATGCTCCAGTTCATGCTTGATACCAGCCTTAGTGATGCCCTTAAGTTTCCACTCAAGCTATCTGACTTTTCCGTCCTGCCTCTGGATATGGAAAAAGGACCAAGCGACCTAGTGTGGGGTGCTGACAAGGAAACCCTTCTTGATCTGCCTGCTGTTGCCCTTCCTGGTGACCGATGGCATAGGCCAAAAAATACTGCGGAATTTACCCCTTGGGGGGAAACAATCGTTGCCGTTGACCCCTCTGGTAGAGGAAAAGACGAAACGGTTGCCATAATCCTTTCTCAAATAAACGGATACCTCTTTTTAAGAGATATTTTTGCCAATCAAGACGGATACTCTGATTCAACCCTTTGTGAAATTCTTAGAAGGGCTAAAAAATACAAGGCTTCTATGTGCCTTATTGAATCTAACTTTGGTGATGGTGCTGTCATGGAACTTATGAAGAAGCACGCCCAAGAAATGAAGATCGGTCTATCGTTTGAAGAGGTCAGAGCCACGACAAGGAAGGAGGATAGAATCATTGATACTTTGGAACCAATCCTTAACCAACACCGCCTGGTCATTGACCAACGACTGATTGAGTGGGACTATCGATCAAATGGTGACATGGCCCCCGAAGAACGGCTTCCACGGATGCTCATGTACCAGCTAACGCGGATGTGTCGTGAGAAGGGGGCGGTAAAGCACGACGACCGAGTAGACGCACTCGCATTGGGTGTTAAGTACTTCCAAGACATCCTTGCCATTTCTGCACGGGAAGCACAGATTGAACAAAAACGCATGGAGTGGAATCAGATGATCACCGCCTTTATTGACCACCCCCAAGAGGCCACAGATCGCCTTGTTCTTGGTAAAAATTTTGAAGGCGTTGGATCTGGCGAAAACGGCGTCTATAACTGGGTTTAGAAGAAGGGGACCAGTATTACCAGAAGAGTGGTGCCTTCTGGTGTGGAACAGCGGTAATAGAAGGGGGTGGACCGAACACTGTTTTTCTCGTCCCTCCCTTCGCCAACCCTATCCACTGTCTATCCCTTTAATTTGCACCAAAACATCCCATTTAAACATTTGCAAACCCTCTTGGTAGACACCGAAGAGGCGACCCAAATAACGGGCATGGAAGGAAGAAGGGATGGACAAAAACACAATTGACCGACTGAAGGACATGACTACCCTTCCCTTTCTTGTTTTGGGGCCGACAAGGAATTGAAAAAGACAAACACAGTTAATGGGGGCCGGGGCTCTGAATTTGAAGGGAGTGAAACGACCGAAAATGAAGACCAAGGAAACCACCCGAAGGGGGGTTGACGCGGAGCTGACCCAATAGCTATAGTTAGTGAAGGACCAAAGGTCCGGAACGGTAGGTTTGCTGGTTTGTTAAGACACAGAAAAGGAAGACACCGAAGGTGGATTCCGTGTGTTAAGACAAAAAAGAAAACCTGACTATAAGACAACTAAAGATTCTTTTTCTTATCTTTAAAAACAGAATAAAACAAAGAAAATAAAACAGCTATAACAGGATATGTCATGGCATAATATGCCGCTACATATCTAGTTATATACAGCTATTACCGCCTTAACAACCTTCCACCAATTAACCCAATGACCAACTCTGTAAAGCTCATTAGCATTACACCTAACGCAGAAGAAACTATTGCTTATTGTGCTAGGGTAAGTAATCCATCTAACCAAGAGAACCACCAGACAGTGGATAAGCTTCTTGGATATTGCATCAGACATAACCATTGGTCGGTGTTTGAGATGGCTAACTTAGTTATGGAGGTTAATACTACTCGTGCCATCAGTCCTCAAATCCTTAGACATAGGTCGTTCTCCTTTCAGGAGTTTTCCCAACGCTATGCAAAGGTCTCCGACTTGGGTGGGATTGATCTTCCGCACCTTCGGCGTCAAGACACAAAGAACAGACAGAACAGCATAGACGACCTTTCCATCGAACAAACTCAACTGCTGTATCGAAGAACGGCTCAGTTGTTTGCTGAGGCAGAAGACCTCTACATGGAGATGGTCAGTAAGGGCATTGCAAAGGAGTGTGCTAGGGAGGTCCTACCTATGGCTGCACCGACACGGCTCTATATGAATGGGACCGTGCGTAGTTGGATTCATTACATTGAATTAAGAACTGGCAATGGTACTCAGGTTGAACATAAACAGATCGCTGAACAAGCACGGACTATCTTTTCTGAAAACCTTCCAATGATTTCGAGGGCACTGTTGTGGACATGACTTACGAAGAATACAAAAAGTGGTTGGATATTAAGACCACACTAGAAAAAGAAAAGAGGACGGATAGCCCCTTTTATTCTGAGGCGGTGTCTAGACTCTATCGTAGACCAGTACCACCCTACCCAAAGGCTGATGCTCGGATCACTAAAGACGACCAAATTTAAAGACATATACAACCTGAGTAACAGTTGGCCGCTATGGGCTCGTCATCTGCTGCTTGGTCTTCTTGTTAGTGTGGAAGAGTGGTGGATCAATGCTAAAACGGTTCAAACCGTAGATGAAGCGATTAAGGAGGTAGAGCCGTATCTGCCTCCCTCAGGGGTTCCTGATCCGATCTATTCGGAATCTGGTGATGGCTTCTTTGATGAGATGCGTCTTACTGCCCCCTGGAAGGCCCTAGAAGACCCCTCTGACTCCCCGCAGGTGTGAGTACACCTACGGCTCCTCGGAGGGCCCTTCCTGACGCTTGTAGACACACCTAATAATTTTTGGCAGAAATTTGTGAACCCCTTATACGCGGGCAGCGGCGCCCCAAGCCCCCCATGGCGGGTACCGGGGTAGCATGTAACGCGCGTGCCCCCGTGCGTGTGCGCGTGTGTGCGGGCCCAGGCGGGTGTGCGCGTACCTGTGCGCGTGTGTTCTTGTTTTATAAAAAAATCTGTGCGATCAGCCCAGCTTATCATTGACATAAGCAACACTTATCACAAAAGGGTTGACACAGGGGGGCGGTGGGGGTTACCTTGTGTTCATCGGTCGAGGAGCTGCCGCGAATGGCAAGCCCACCAACACCGACAGACCCTTCCCATTGTGTGAGGGGTTGACAAACCCAGGCCCTAGGGTCTACCATTGCCTCAGTTCACACCACACCACCACCGCCATGATTCGGTTCATGTCGCGGGTGTCGCTCAAGCTGGCTGACCAGGCTCTGCTTAGCTACATCCGCAAGCATCCGGGCTCACGCCTGTTTGAGATCAACGCTGCCACACTCAAAAGCCACCATAGCTGGGGAACCAAGTCTGTGCTGGCCCGCCTTGAGTCTGAGGGCTGGTTGTATGTCCAACGCTCACAGCATGGCAAGCGCATTCCACCACGTTACTTTGTGTTGGCTGAGCGCGGCTATCCTAAGGCTTATCTTCCTGTTTGTGGTTAGGCAAATGTTACTCTTTGTGTCAGCCATTGCCCTGATTGCGGCGGCTACTGCTACTGTTCCTGGTGTCAGCATTCTTTGTCTTGCTGCTGGCGTTGGTTGTATCATTCTTGAGGCCTTTATCTGATGACAAAAGCACAAGCTGTCCTAGAGTTCCGTGAGTGCATCGGCTCGATGTACCGTGGTGACAAGATCGCTCAACGTGAAGCGTGGTTAAACTTTCTTGACACTCTTTGTGAAGATAAGTTAATCACACAACACCAGCGCGATACTTGGACAACACCAGTACGCTAAGCTAACCTTTCTGTTCTACCATCCGCACCCAATTCGATGGCACAACAAGCCCACAAGAAACCCGTTGCCGTTACTCGGTATATTAAGGCTATGCTACTGCTGGCCAGTGAGACTGACATGCATGAGGGTAAAGAATGGTATCAACGTGCGTACGATCTTGCCGTTAGGTTGATGCACGTCTATGATCTTACCCTGGGTCAGGCTATCGGTGTCATTGCTGCACTATCTCCTAACAACAAATGGGAACGCAATTGTCAGGATGCTGAGGCACTGATCAAAGCACACTGGCTAGGCTCTGACCCTAAGCTGGTTAAGGTTTGCACCTTTAATAAGAACAAAGACAAGGCCATTGAGATACTTAACCTAGATCCTGATGATGAGGATTTAAGCGATAAGATTCAGTCTATCTTATCTGGTCGTAAGGTTGTTGCATTCTACCGATGCATCTCAGGGTTTAAGGATACTGTTTGTGTTGATGGCCATGCCTATGCTATCTGGCTAGGTGAGAGGATACCTACAACAAAGACACCCTCTATCTCAAAGACCCTCTATGACACGATCACACGCGCCTATGTGAATGTGGCTAAGGATTCACATTCTGTCTGTGGTGAATGCTTGACCCCTGCTCAAGTTCAGGCTGTTACTTGGGTTACCTATCGTCGCCTTCTTGGTTACTGATCATGAAAAGCACCAAGCCCCAACTTGTTTGGATCCTCAAGCACACCTTCTGTGATGGCACGGATGTTATCTCAATCTTTGCCAGTTATGAAGCGTTGATGATTAGATTGTCTCGCATTCTTGAACATGCGGATGAGGATGATGCCTATGAGATTCTTCCTAAGATTCCACAAACAGAAGCAGTAGAACAAAAGTTTCTTGATGATCACCTTAAGTGGAAAGCGGAGCGTAACAAGTGAACACCTACCTTGCATTCTTTGGCCACAAACAAGTTAAGGGCGGCTGGTTTATTCAAGAGCAGATGATCATTAACGCTTCGTCTTATGATAAAGCGTGGGCAATGGCTGAGGCTCGGTGTTATCCTGGAGAACAGGTTCTCGATGTTAAGAATCACGTTTCACGAGAAGATGTTATTTTCTGGGGGGTCTAACTAACCCCTCTTTTTTTTGATTGTTTGCGGCTTGTGAACCCTTGCACAACTGGACTGGGCCGCTATAATGGGTCTGTCCACCACTACCACCTAACCCACCCCTTATGTAGATGTCATGACTGTTTGGAAAGATGCAACTGAGGCCAGCATCAAATGGCCACCACAACACAAACCCACACTGGAGGATCTTATTGATGAAGCCCACGAAATGTTCCACAGCGACCAGCACTCCTATGCCTTCAAAGCAGGATTCTTCTACGGTATCATCCAAATCCTCGAAGCAGAAAGAAAAGCGTCTGCCTAAGGATTACCGCCCGTACCGCTTACCCTTTACCATCGTTTGAAATGAACGTGATTACGCCAACACAAGTCATTAAAAAGATCGAGGAACATGGGTCAGAAAGTCTAACCTATGTTGAGCGTGTCTTTGTTGTTGAGGTCTTTCGAGCTGCTGCCTTTACCAACAGGCCAGAAGTTATGGAAGTTAAGGACTTGATTCAAAAGGCGCATCTTGAGTATTGCCTTCGATTAAGTTCGAAGAAAGGTAAAGACCGATGACTAAAATATACACGCCCCAATGTTTCACAGTCTTTTGTTGTGGAAGGGAGGTGTGTGTCTATGCCTATACAAAGGCAGAGGCGATACTTATTGCTTTGGAATTATTTCCTGAGTTTCAGTATCACTCCATCAACGTTCTACTAACACCACAGTGGCGATGACCTTTACCATTGATCAACTGGCTTCTCACCTTGAGGACATTCTCACCTGGAGGCAGTTGCGTAAGCTAGCCAAACGCAACAAACTTTCTCAATACTCTTACCTTGGAAAGAAACAGTTAGCACAGATGCTGGCTATTCAAACCTTCAACAAAGCACAACGTCATGCCCTTTCCAATCCCAAACAGTGATGATTACGATGACCTGCTCTATACTCTCCAGCATATGGCTGTTGATCGGTGTACAGATTTGGTTGGCAGGGTAAACGCTCACTCTGACATCTTAGATCCTGACATTGAGGAGGGTGAAGCAGATCGTTTGTTAAGTGCCCAACTGGGTCTAGATGGGTCAGAGGATGAGATCGAAATGACTCAGAACCTGATCTCCATTATCAGCAACATCATTGTTGTTCGAAGGGCACGAGAGACCATCCACACCAAGGCAACCAAATCTGAGGAGTAATGGCAACAAAGGAGCAACTCGCCAGACAGTATCAGCGAGAGCTTAGTGCTCGCACAGAGGCCATCAACAGACTTAGGGAACGCACACGCATGGCAGAGGACAGGTCTTATGCCAGTTCTACTGTGTATGGAAGTGCGTTTATCAAGGCTGGTCTTGAAAAGATTACACAGGAGATCAACACAAAGCTACATCGGATCAGTCAGGGGTGGGCAACAGACAAAGCAACGGCTGTTATTCCCATTAAGAACTGTGATCCATCCATCCTTGCCCTCATTACGGCTAAGGGTGTTCTTGATGTTCTTGGTGTTCGATCTCTTGAGCGTACCACCTATGCCCATGTGACCACACACATTGGACGGTTGGTTCATGATCAGATCATGTTGGATCAGTTTGAGGCAACACACCCCGAACTGTTTTCAATGGCTCGGCTAACCATTCATGCCCACAAGGGGTACCTTTACAAGGTCCAACGGTTTCGGGCTGCCATGCGGAAGGTTGATTACCAGCCGGATCGGTGGTCGTCTGCTGTGAGGTGTCTTGTTGGGGGGTGGTTGGTTGACCGTCTTGCCCACGCTACGGGCTGGGTGGCCACTAAAACCGTTTCTAAGGGCGGTAAACAGGAGCTTACGGTACTCACCTACTCACCCGACTTTTTAAGGGCCAAGGAGGCGCTTCTAGAGCAGGCTGAGGGCTTTGCTGCTTGTCTGTGGCCAATGCTGTGTGAGCCGAACGATTGGACGGGTACCCACAACGGGGGGTATTTGACCAACGAGCTTCGAAGGCTGAATCCCCTTGTCAGGACTAGCGTTTCAAGAAGGGGACCAGTATTACGGGAGAGCAAAGCCCTTGCAATGCTCAACCGTCTCCAGAAGGTGCCATACCGGATCAACCCTGAGATCCTGGACATCGCCAACTTCTGCATGGAACACCGCATCAGTGTGGGTAAGTTCCGAGCTGAGGAGCCAACACCTCCACCGCCAAAGCCAGACCCCTGGGAGACAGCCTCCGAGGAGGATAAGATTGCGTA